CGTTCACATCAACGACTCGATGGCCTCCACTGCGGTCGCCGCTAAGTCAGTCCTATTCGGTCACTTGCCGTCGTACTTCATTCGTGAAGTCAACGGCATTGAAGTTGCCGTGTCTGACGACTTCGCGTTCGACTACTCGGTGCGCACGTTCCGTGTGAGCCTCCGCACTGACGGTGTTCTGGTCGATCAGACCGGTGCTGTCAAGTGTTTCGTCGGTGGCGCTGTCTCCTGATAGCCCTGCCATGTTGGTCACCGTCACCGTGTCTTTGATGCGGTGACGGTGAACCACCACCCATCTCCAAACATTTTTTGCAAAGGTCGCAGCATGAAAATCAGAATGCTTATCGCAATATCAGGAACCATTGATGGGCAAGAATGGCCCGCTATCGGTGGCACCATTGAAGTCGCTGACCATGTTGGTGCAGACATGATTGCCAACAGGTTCGCTGAAGTTGACAGGACAGTCGAAACTGCTGCTGTGAACCCTGTGAAAGAAACTGCCGCTAAACCAGCCGCGAAAACTCGCAAGGCATAAATCGTGCCGATCACAACCGCGCAGGTGTCAGTAAGCACGACTCGTGTGCTACTGCATCAAACTGATGCCGATGGATGTTTCATCACAGTGCACTCTGATGCAGGTGCAGGCACCGACACCTATCTCGGCGACAGCGCAGTCACCGCCGCAAATGGTTATGAACTAGACGGTCAGACGACTATCCAGTTCTCTATGCCACCCACATCGTCATTGCACGCCATCACAAGTTCAGGCACACACACTCTCTCAATCATGGCGGTGAACTAATGGCTATCACGAACGGGTACTGCACTCTCAGCGAACTGAAGTCCGCTGCACGGATCGCCGACAATGTTGACGACGCACTCCTAGAACGAGCAGTCGAGGCAGCCTCACGGCGCATTGATGGCGAATGTTCACGCCGGTTCTATGTTGACGGGGCAGTCAGCGCCCGCACATATGCGGCAAACCGCAACGCTTTTCTGTTCGTTGACGACATCTCAACCACCACAGGTTTGGTCGTCAAAGTTGACGACCAGATGTCAGGATCGTTCAGCACCACCCTCACGGTCGGTGTTGACTATCAGACAGAACCCTCGAATGCTGTCACGCAGGGTGAACCGATCACCTTGCTGCGTGCACTTGATGTTGTTTTCCCTGTCGCCGAAAACGGTCGTACCCTCATTGAAGTGACCGCCAAATGGGGATGGCCGTCAGTGCCACACGCGATTCGTGAGGCGACCGTACTGTTGGCGTCACGCCAGTTCAAACGCCTTGATTCACCGTTGGGTGTTGCAGGTTTCGGGGATCTCGGCGCGATTGTTGTGCGTCGCATTGATCCTGATGTTGCTGCGATGGTGGCACCGTACAAAACTTTTGTGGTGGCCTGATGCCGGCACCAATCGCCGACCTCCGAGCAGGGCTGGCAGCGAACCTGTCAACGATCAACGGTTTGCGTGTCTACACAGTCTTGACTGATAACCCGCAGTTCCCTGCCGCCCTGATCTCGTTGGACCGCATCGAGTTTGACTCAACGATGGCGAGAGGTTGCGACAGTGTTGAATTCACTGTCACTCTGGTTGTTGCACGAGCAGACGACCGCAGCGCCCAAAACAAACTAGAAACCTATCTCGCAGGCACAGGTGCCACATCTGTCAAAACTGCTGTCGAGAGTGACGTCACATTGGGTGGTGCTGCATTTGATGCACGCGTCACCGCAGCCGAACAGATTGGTACAGTGAACTCACCTGATGGCTCGACCTACCTTTTCGTAGATTTCGCCGTCACCGTCACCGCATAAAGGAACGACCAGATGCCTTTCATTTCCTCAAACCAAACCAGAGTAATCTACGGAACGAACCCTCTAGCGGCGATCCTGCGCACTGTCTCACCGTCGGTGAACTTTGACATGCTCGAAACAACAACGCTGGCCGATACTTCAAAAACATTCCAGCCAGGGTTGGAGGATATCGCCCTCAACCTTGACGGACTGTTTGACAGCACCACAGGTGCAGGCACCGCATTCGACAACATCATCGCCGCTATCACCGGCGAGTCAACAGTGGCCACATCGGTTGCACCTAGCGGTTTCGCAGTGACGAACCCTGTGTGGTTGTTAGGCACCAAAACGATCTCGTATGAGGTTTCCAGTGCGGTCGCCGATCTCGTGTCATTCAGCATGGCGTTCGGTTCAGGTTCGGCACCAGGTTTGGGTGTCAGTCTCGCCGACCTCGCCGCCATCACCGCCACAGGCAACGGCACCAGCGTTGACAACGGGGCTGGCACCACCAATGGTGGGATCGCCAACCTGCATGTCACTGCCGTCACTGGCACGTCACCGACTCTCGCTGTAGTGATTCAACATTCAACGAACAACAGCACGTGGTCAACACTTGCGACGTTCACTACTGCGACAGCGGCCACCAGTCAGGCGATTGCGTTCACGGGTACAGTCAACCGTTACGTGCGCGCGTCATATACTGCGGGTGGCACCAGCCCATCATTCACATGCCAGGTCAGTCTGGCCCGTAACTAAGGAAAAAACATCATGGCATTTGTAGCCGCTAGGTCAACCTCGTTCAAACTTGATAATGCTGCCGGAACACTCACCGACATTTCGTCGTATGTGGATTCTGTGAGCGGTATCGCCAACACAACCGACATGGCCGAAACCACCACATTCGGTTCGACATCAAAGACTTTTCAGGGCACCCTGCGAAATGGTGACACGATCAGCGTTTCTGGTAAATGGGATTCGACATTGAACACGCAGATCACTGCGCTGCTCGGTCTGTCAACCTCGTCAACTTTTGACTACTCGCCCGCCGGCACCACCGCTGGTTTGCCGAAGGTCACTGGCGAATGTTTCGTGTCGTCGTATGAGGTTTCGAGTTCGGTTGCCGACCTGGTGACGTTCTCGTTGTCGTTGCAGATCACAGGCGCCGTCACATGGGGCACGAACTAATATGCTGACATGGCAGTTGTCAGTAACAAAAACCGACGGGACCTCACACAACTACCGAATCGGCGCACCACACATTGTGGCGTTTGAGCGCGAATTCGGTATGGGTTTGGGGCGTGCGTTCTCTGAGGATCAGAAAATGGAACACATCCTCTGGTTGGCATGGACCGCCGACAAACGGCAGAACCAGACATCACAAACATTTGACGACTATCTTGACACCGTTGCAGATGTTGACCTTGATGCCAATGTAAACCCTACCGACGGGACTCCCTGACCTATTTGGTGGCACAGGTAGCGGTCGAGACAGGGATCGCACCACAAGCCCTCCTAGATGCCCCTGAGGGCATCTTTGAGGCGATGGTGGATGTGTTGCAAACAAAGGCGGATGAGTCCCGCAAACAGAACAGAAGGTGAGTCATGGCCGTTGTGCGCAGTGCAGACAGTGTGAATGTCACTGGTCTCGCTGAGTTACGCCGTGAAATCAAAAAAGCGCAGCAGGCTGGTGGCCCTGACGGTACGCAACAACTCAAAAACCTGAACTATCAGGTGTCGGAGTTTGTGATCCGTAAAGCCAAAACGACGGCGAGCAGTGTTTCTCCTATGGCGAGCAAGGCGGCGCAGTCGATGGATGCGTCAAAATCTGGTGTCGCCGCCAGGGTGAACGCTGGTGGTGCTAAGTATCCCTTTTTTGGTGGTGCCGAATTTGGTGCACATCGGAACCGTAAACGGTTGATCAAAAACACTGGCGGCCGTGCAACGATTGTGCGACAGAATGAATCCACGTCGAAGGTACGCAAAAAGGTTGAATCACAAACTCTGGCATATGACCGCTATGGCGGCAGTAGCACGGTGCGGAAACGTGCACGAAAAGACTATGGTGCGACAGCGGTGAAGGTGACTGGTGTGCGTATCGGTTGGAATCAGTTCAAACCGTGGCTCGGCAACCGTGAGGGTGCGGGGTACTTCCTGTTTCCTACAGTACGACGCAACATTGATGAGATAATAGACATCTACGGTGACGGAATGCAGGACATCTTGCGCGACGTTTTCCCTGATTAGGAGTACAAAATGGCGGGCACCCGCAAACTGAGTATCGAGATTCTAGGAAACGCCAAAGGTGCTCTCGGCGCGCTCGACGACGTAGGCAGTAAGGCCAGCGCCCTTGGCGGCAAACTCGTTGATTTCGGAAAAAAAGCGGCACTCGGTATCGCTGCCGCAACTGCTGGCGCTGCCGTCATCGCCAAAGGTCTCATCGACAGCGCCTCAGATCTAGAGGAAGTCGCATCAAAAACCTCAGTGATCTTTGGTGATGCCAATGATCAGGTCACCAAATTTGCTGAAGGTGCCGCGAAAACTCTCGGGCAGTCAAAGACCGCAGCACTGACCGCCGCCTCAACGTTTGGTGTGTTTGGTAAAGCGGCAGGGCTAACAGGCAAAGACCTCGGCGCGTTCTCCACCGACCTTGTGGCGTTGGCGTCAGACATGGCGTCATTCGCTAACACGTCACCGGAGGAGGCTGCTGAGGCGTTGGGTGCGGCGTTGCGTGGCGAATCGGAACCGATCCGCAAATACGGTGTCATGCTTGATGATGCGGCGTTGAAAGCCGAAGCACTCGCAATGGGCATCTATGACGGCAAAGGTGCACTGACGACACAGCAGAAGGTGTTGGCGGCACAGGCGGCGATATTCAAGCAGACCAGTGACGCACAGGGCGACTTTGCTCGAACGTCTGACGGTGTGGCCAATCAGCAGCGCATCATGGCCGCAGAGTTTGAGAATGTGAAAGCCTCACTCGGTAAGGCGTTGATCCCTGCGTTTGGGGCGGCGTTGGGTTTCATCACCAACAAGGTGATACCGATTTTTTCAAGCCTGGCAAGCATTTTTGAAAAGGATGGCCTGTCAGGTGTCATTGAGAAGGTGAAGGAAAAACTGCCTGAACTGCGTGATGCGTTCATCGGATATGCGTCGGCTGCATACGAGTGGATCAAAGACGCGGTGCCGCCAGCGTTGAAAGCATTAGCAGATTTTGCCTATGACGTCGGCCAATGGTTGCTGAATACGGGACTGCCGTTCATTGCCGAGAAACTCGGTGAAGGTGCCAGCGCACTATGGGAATGGATACAGAAGGCGGCACCGCCAGCGTTGCAGCGCCTCGGTGAACTGATCGGTGACCTGGCGAACTGGTTGCTCGATGAAGGTCTGCCGATGATAGTGGAAAAACTGATTCAATTCGGCAATGCGTTTGTCGATTGGATCAAACCGCTGATCGTGCCGATGTTGCAGAAGTTGGGCGAACTGGTTGCAACAATTTTGACGTGGATAGTCACCGATGCAGTGCCGAAACTTGCGGCGCAGGCATACAAAATTGGTGGCGCCCTGTTGGGATGGTTGGTTGATTTGTTACCTCAGGCGGTCATCGGTATCGGCAAGTTCGTTGCGGAGTTGGTGCCGAAAATCCCTGGACTGTTTTTCAGTTTGATAGCCTCAATGGTTTCACTCGGCGGCAGGTTGGGTAAAGACCTTGTTTCGGCGTTGGTGGATGCCTTGAAAGGTTTGGCTAAAGGCGGTTTGAACATTGGTAAAGATTTTGCCAACGGCATCATCGGATTTATTAACACGCAGGTCATTGACAAACTGAACGCCCTACTCGATTTTCAGATTGGTTTACCTTTCGGCAAAAAATTCACGGTGAACCCGCCTGACCTGCCAGGGATACCCGAATTAGCCTCAGGGGGAATCGCCGTGGGGCCGACCCTGGCGCTCATAGGCGAGGCAGGACCTGAGGCCGTGATCCCGTTGTCACGCGGCGCACAGTACGGTATCGGCACTGGTGGCGGTGGAATCAACATCACAGTCAACGCTGGCCTCGGCGCTGACGGCAAAAACATTGGCGAACTAATCGTGAGAGAAATCAACAAGTTCGCTAGGTCTGGCGGCACTCGGCTTGACAGTCGAATTCTATGAGTTACCTATCAGGCACACTGACAGTCGAGATGGCGTTTGGCTATGCGCCGTTGAACACGTCACCTGTCTGGACTGACATCACATCGTATGTGCTTGACGCAAACATCAATCGTGGGCGCAGTGACGAATTCTCACAGTATGCACAAGGTACTGCCACACTGAATCTGAACAACAGCACGCGCATCTTTGACCCATATTTTGAGACGGGCACATATTTCGGTTCGTTGATACCGATGACACCAATGCGGATCAAACTAGATGCGACTGTCATGTTCGTCGGGTTCGTGACTGCATGGCCGACGAAATATGATGTCAGCAACAAATATGCGGTCAGTACGATTCCGTGTGTTGACGCGACACGAATCCTCAGCAATTCGTTCCTGTTCAAAAGTGGATATCAACAAAAAGTGGAGGCAGACACCACAACGTCTGCATACTTCCCAATGCAACAAACAGAACTAGACATATTAACTACATCCGACGGCAAATTCATTTCCAATCCCGATGTGAGAGTCCCGACACTTGTACCGTCGAACATACCGACGGGTGCGAGCAACACGATTGCTGCTTCAGGTATCAACCCGAACCTGCTATACGAAGGTTCTGCCAGTTTAGTTGGTATTTCCCCCACTGTCACACCTATAGCGTGCAAACGGGTTGAGTTTTTCATAGACATGACAGACATCAAAACAAGCGGCTCGATGTGGGTGATGTCATTCCAGCGTAGGGCTGTCAGCGGTGGTGGATATGTCGGTGACCTGATGTATGCGAGCATTGACGATTCAGGTCAGTTGACTACATTGCAGTATTCGGATTATGCCAGCGGTAATGGATATCTCAACACTTCGCTGACTATAGACATCAAACCGAAACCAGGTGGGAACTATGTAGTCGTGCAAGCGGATGCCACAACCATCTACGTATATGTGAACGGTTCTGTCGTATTCACTGCCGCACTCGTCGCCTACTCACCCGTATTCGTTGTCGATCCGATATATGAGATCAGTGTTAGTGCCGGCATGAGCCACGTCTCATTCTCAACGGTTGATATATCTAATACTGATATCGCTGCAAGATATCAAGACGCAATCGGTCATCCAGGAGAATCGTCGTCATCAAGGCTGACAAGAGTTCTCGACGATATCGGCTGGCCTGCCGCCTGGCGCAGCATCGAAACGGGTGTGCAGACAGTCGGCACATACAGACCAGCGAACCAGCCCGCCACACAATACATGCGTCAGATAGAAAACGCCGAACAGGGCACAATCTGCATCAACCGTGAAGGAGATGTGCGTTTCGAGAACTACAACACAGTCAACACAATCAAACCAGTAGCGTTTTTTAGTGGGCTATCAGGTTCAACATATCCGTACAACGACATTGAGATTGACGCCAACAATGTTGACGCAATTTTCAATCGGATAGACGCAACATATGAATTCGGTGATGTGTCTGTTTCTGACAGCACCTCGATCACTTTGTACGGTCCTCAAACACAAACCATTGATCTATCGTTGATGAGCACACCTGAGGCTGCCGAACTTGCGGCGTCGGTACTGCTCGAACTATATAAGAATCCGCGCCTATCTGTTCAGCAGTTGACTGTCAACATGTTGAGCAACCTGGCAACGTTGGAACCGTTCCTGCCGACTCTCGAATTGGGTGACGATATTGTTGTCATTTTCCAGCCCAACAATTCTGGCACAACGATTTGGCGTTGTTTGAAGGTGCAAGGGTTCAGTCATACGATTAGGAATGATCAGTGGGTGACTAGCATTTATCTCGGCCCTAGCCCAATCCAGACGAACGGTCCGCTGCTCATTCTTGATGACAGTACCTACGGAATGTTAGGTGGAACTGATATAACTTACAACCAGCCTGAAATCTCATATGATGAATCAGGATGGATTTACAACGATTCAAATGCAGATGACACTGCCGCACGATTAGGATGAACCACTAATGGCCAGCACATTCCCCACAACGCTTGATGCGTTCACTAATCCGTTATCGACGGATGTGTTGACGTCACCGTCGCACGCTCAGCAACACTCGGACTTGAATGATGCGGTCGAGGCGTTGGAAGCCAAGGTCGCTATCGGTAACACGGTGTTAGGGACCTATACGGCGTACACGCCAACCTTTACTGGTTTCACACTTGGCAACGGTACTGTCACTTCCGCTTTTTGTCGGGTGAATGGTTTTGTGCATTATTACGCCGAAGTAACTTTAGGGTCCACCTCATCGGTCACTGGCCCTGTATTTCTGAGTGCTCCTGTCAATGTGAACGCTGGAATGTTGGCGAGCGGTTCCGACTCTACCGCCTATATTTATGGGACAGCCTCATTCACCGACCAAGGCACTTTAGTGAATTACGGTTGGATCACCTCATCCACTGCAACTGAAATGCGTTTAATGGTTGAACTAACAAATGCGACTTATGCCCAACGAATCAGCATGAACACGACTGTCCCGTTTACTTGGGTTTCGACCGATAGTTTCCGATTCAATGCGTATTACAGGGCGGCATGATGAACCTTTTAACAGACAACGAAACCACAGCCACCGATGAAATACTGGTGCAGCGTATGCGTGAAGCCCGTGACCGTCTGCTTGCCGAATGTGATTGGACGCAAGGCGCAGATTCACCAGCCGACTATTTTGTGTGGGCCGAATACCGCCAACAGTTGCGTGACTTCCCCGCTACATGGACACCAGCCCCAACCGTCACATTTCCTGAAAGGCCCTGACCGATGCCCACAGAACTAGGAAACTTCACAGCCGGCCAAGTATTGACCGCGACCGATCTCAACGACATAGCGACATGGACCACCTACACGCCCACATTTGCCAGTGGTGTCACAGTCGGAAATGGAACATGGGTCGCCGCTTACAACATTGTGAACAAGATCCTGTTTTTTCAAGGAACTTTCACGCTTGGGAGTACTTCGGCGATCACTGGAGCTGTGACTCTTACAGTGCCAGATTCAAGAACTTTCACTGCAAACGAGGAAATCCTTGGAAACGCTCGTTTCAATATTAGTACTAGTCGATTCGCTGGATCAGTTCGAGAAGATTCCTCCACTACTGTTTCACTTTTTGTTTACAACGCCTCAGGAACTTATGTGACTCAAACATCATTATCGGGCACAATTCCGTTGACATGGTCAACGGCAGACTCAATGAAGATTACTTATTGCGCAAGGATTGACTGATGTTGTATCCCGTGCTGCCGATCATCATGCCCTCCGATCTAGTAGGTGTTGCGAATGGCAAACTGCCCGCACACCTGCTGCGAAACATCAAGGCACCGAACGGGAAACTGCACGCCCTCGCTGCTACCGCGTGGAATGCGATGCAACTCGCCGCCTACTTTGACGGTATTGAATTGAAGCATGTTGGCGCGTACAGGCCGCTATCTGAACAGATGGCACTATTCAGTAACCGTTACGCCGTATCGCCGACAGGTCGCAAACCGCAAGTGACCCGCACATATCAGGGCGTCACGTGGTACCTGAAAAAAGGTATGGCACCAGCAGGCACGCCAGGGACCAGTAATCATGGCATTGGACTCGCGATCGATGTGGCCTCAGTTACAGCGGGCAAACGCCTTGAGTGGTTACTCGGCGACGGGTTCGCAACTTCTAACGCCCTAAAGTTTGGTTTCACATGGGAAGTCGCAGACCCGAAAAACCCGAACTTCGAAGCATGGCATCTCCGTTATGTGTGCGGCGACAGACTGCCGCAGGCAGTGCTCGACGCCATTCAAGCGTTCCCCACACTTGATGTGCGGTGAACAGTGGCACCTAACGGTTCCATCATTGACACCAACCCTCATCGCATAGCATACGAGAACGCCATCTCATGGCAGAAATTACAACCAACCGAACAGGCAGCGGCAAAGGTCAACTATGAAAACGATTGCACTGCGAATTGTGGCCACATTCATTTACTCAGCGATGGGCATTGTGGGTGGCGCATCCGTATTGGGTGGCATCCCCGTCTGGAAGGCGGCAGTGCTCGCAGGTATCGCCGCTGCGTCACAAGTGCTCGAACGGTTGGCGCGTGCGTACGCCGACGATGGCAAAATCTCACGCAACGAAATTGATGATGCGTTCGGAACGGGTGAATGATGTCCACGTGGATTCCTGTGGTTGTTGCAATCATCGGTGGTGGTGGTCCTATTGTGGCACTGATCGCACGTTTGGATCGGAAAAATGACAAGCAGCACGGCGACAACGCAGAGATGTTGTCTCGTATTGAAACAAAAGTGGATAAGGTCGGCGAACGGATAGCGGGCCATTTGGAATGGCATCTAGAAAAAGACGACAACTAGAACACGAAAGACTGGTTAGAGATGCCCGCAGGCACTTACAACATCACCGCAGAACAAGGCGCAACATTCACGAGGGTTTTAACTTGGCGAGATGAGAACGATGCTCTCATCAATCTGACCGGATACACCGCACGGATGCAGGTGCGGGCAGACTATGCCAGCCCGACCGCCGCATTGTCGTTGACGACTGAGAACGGCAAAATCACCCTCGGTGGCGCGTTGGGCACCATCACCCTTTTGGTATCGGCATCGGATATGGCGGCTGTCTCTGGTGCCAGTTTTGTTTACGATCTGGAACTGGTCAACGGTAGTAATGTGACACGGTTGGTGCAGGGGAATTTCACGGTGAACGCTGAGGTAACTCGGTGAGTGTGACGCTCAATGACACGCCGTTCACGGTCAGTGTGACTGAGAACAACAATGTCACGGTCACGCAAACGAGTCAGAGTGTTTCGATTCAGAACATGGGTACTGCTGGACCTGTTGGTGATACAGGTGCCACGGGTCCTGTGGGTGCCACGGGTCCTGCGGGTCCAACGGGTGCTGCATCAACTGTTCCTGGCCCTACTGGTCCAACTGGCGCTATAGGTCTGACGGGTGCCACGGGTGCTACTGGCGCTATCGGTGCTACTGGCGCTATCGGTGCGACGGGTGCTACCGGAGCAACTGGAGCCACTGGTGCTACTGGCGCTATCGGTGCTACTGGCGCTATCGGTGCGACGGGTGCTACCGGTCCGACAGGTGCAACAGGTCCGACAGGTGCAACAGGTTCTGCTGGTGCTATGTCTGAACTAGACGCACAAACCTTTTCTAGTTCAACTACTTACACGATCCCTGCCACATCAAAACTGATCGTCGTCGAATGTATCGGTGCTGGCGGTGGCGGTGGTTCAGGTCGACGTGGCGGCAGTCAAGCAGGTGGTGGTGGTGCTGGTGGTGCTTGGGAACGCTTGTCTATCCCCGTGTCTGAACTTGGTGGTGCTGGAGCGTCTGTGACGGTCACTATTGGTGCAGGCGGTGCTGGTGCGCCACGAGCAACAGTAGATGGCAACGGTAGTGCAGGCTCTAAAGGTGGTAATTCACGCTTTGGAACATTCTATTTCTCAGGTGCTATGGGTGCTGGTGGTGGTGGTTCTGGTGGTGCTGGTGAACGTGGTATGGGCTATGTGGGTGGATTGGCGATGACTGTTGGTTTTGAGTTTGGGACTGGCGGTCGTGGAACACTTGTTGCTCGTAAGGGTTGGCGTGGCGGCGGTGGCGGTGGTGCTGGTGGATATGATGGTGCTAGTTCTGAAAGTGACCCACCACTTACCACTACAGGAACAAGTTATGCCGCAACAACTGGTGGTGGTGGTGCTGCTGGAACTGGCGATGGTGGCAACGGCACAGCAGGTGGTGCATCGCAAGGTGGCGGCGGTGGTGCTAATGGAACCTCAAATATGGGTGGCAACGGTGGTGCTGGTGGAGCAGGTGGTGGTGGTGGCGCAGGTGGTGGTTCGTCAGCAACTCTTATTAACAGTGGCGCAGGTGGTAATGGCGGAGACGCAAAAATCAAGATATGGGTGTTCGGATGAGATGGCTCGAATTGAACGCCGATGGTGTTGTCGTAAACATTTCTATTTGGGATGGTGTCACACCGTATTCACCCGCAGGTGTTGCACAACTCCTACCGTGTGCAGATCACACTGGTGTGTCATTCGGTTGGCAACTCGTTGACGGTGTATGGAGTGCGCCCGTTGATGAATCCGAAGTCAATAATATCTAGACAACTAGAACCAACAACAGAAGGCAGCAACCTGTGAACGAACCGAAACGGTTACTCAACGAAATCCACGCCCATGTCAACAGTTCCAATGGTCCTGTGTGCACGGTCAAAATGTTGCAGGAGGCATTCACCCCCGATGACTATGCCGACCTGTTGGCAGCGTTCTCTGAACCGTTGGTGCCAACGGCGGCCATCTGGCGTGCCCTTGACCAGCGGGGCGTGAACGTGTCGCAGGGTGCGTTGCAACGCCACCGCAGAGGGGAGTGCCGTTGTGGGCGCGCTGAGTGACGACATAGCGCGTGCGGTCGAACCGACGGGCGCGAAGCGTGCAGCGTTGGGGCGTATCGCTGAACTGTTGGAACGCAACGGCATCGATGTTGATGAGGTTGGTTCGGTTCGGCGTGTCTCGTTGTACCAGCAGGTGACGAAAGATCCTGAGACGGGTGAACCGACGGTGCATGACCTGACGGCGGTTCAACTGTCGCCTCATTGGGCTGACGGTCCCGAATGGCCTGTGGTGCAACCTGGTCCTGTGGTGAAACTGCCACCTCGTAAAACGTCACAGGTGCCCGCTGATGGCTCTGTTTGTGTTGTACTTCCCGACATGCAGATCGGGTATTACAAGGGCGCAGACGGCGTTCTAGTGCCCACACATGACGAGTCAGCGTTAGCGGCTGCGTTAGCGGTGACAGCGGCAGCGAAACCTGATCTAGTGGTGCTCGTTGGCGACAACCTTGACCTGCCAGAGATGAGCAAATATCGACTCACCGCGCCGTATCAGAACACGACACAGGCGACCATTGACCGTGCGGCGGTCCTCTGCGCTGAAGTGCGCCATGCTGCACCCGACGCACGCATCGTGTGGATCGCAGGAAACCACGAGGAACGCCTCCCCCGCTACCTCATCGACAACGCTGGTGCAGCGTTCGGGTTGCGTCGAGGCAACATCCCTGACGCCTGGCCTGTGATGTCTGTGCCATACCTGTGCCGCCTTGACGACTACGGCATCGAGTATCTCAGCGGATACCCGACAGGATGCGTGTGGATCACACCCAAACTGCGAGTCATCCACGGCGACCGTGTCGCCTCCGGCGGTAGCACCGCCCACAAGTATCTCGCCACCGAGAAAGTCAGTGTGATCTACGGGCACATTCACCGCATAGAAACCGCCTATCGCACCCGTGAGGATTTTGATGGTCCATCAACGGTGATGGCGGCGTCGCCTGGTTGTTTGGCTCGCATTGATGGTGTGGTGCCCTCGACCCGTGGCGGTACCGATTTGGATGGGCGACCGTTGACTCGTCATGAGGATTGGCAGCAAGGTTTGGCGGTCATCCCGTACAACTCTGTGACGCATCGGTTCACATATGAGCACGTGCCGATATTTGACGGTCAAGCGTTCTGGCGTGGGAAGGTGTACGGCGGTGAGTGACGGACTCGAAACGATGGTGGAAGTTGTGTGGCATGACGCGCACGCAGTGACCGAAACATGGGTGGGCGTTGACGATATTGATGATGGGCCGTGTGTAGTGCGTTCGGTTGGTGTGTTAGTTCCGCATGCGAAACCTGGTCACCTAGTGTTGGCGCAGTCCGTAATTGAAGGCGACAATATGGTTGATCATGTTGTTGCGATTCCGTTGGGAATGGTTCGTCGGGTGCACCGTTTGAGTGTTGGTGTTTTGTTGCCGATTGAACCTGAAGTCGAGTGACATCCAGGCGCAGTGGATGTTGCCATAGTGTGCGCATCTGCTGCCTGCGCACCGTCACGCCTCGCACCGTTTCCCTCCTCGGTGCGGGGCGTTTGACGTTTCAGGACTAAACGAAACCGCAGGTCATAGATACATTTTCGGAAATGTTGCACCATGACACGTTGTGTGGTTCGGGTTTGTGTATATACTCAAAGTATGACAACAACCCACACCACCAACAATGACATCGCCGAACTCGTCGCATTACTTCCCGAGAATTTGGTTGAGCGTTACCCCAACACCGAACAGCGCATCTATTGGATTCGCACCAACTATGGCGTCACACTTGCGATGGCATTCAAGGCAAACAAAATCATCTCAGCAATCTGAACCCCAACCCAACAGGAGAACAAACATGAACCCATACTGGACAGTCAAAACAACCAGCCGACAACTCGGCATCAAATGTCACAGCGTTGACGACGCACGCGCTATTGCCAAATCAATATCAGACGAAAACCCTGTGATCGAGTATGTGCGCAAAATCGGCGGCATCACTGTCATCACACCACTAGAGATTGAGCCGAAATGAAAACCGTGATCCGTTACGCAGTGCGCGCCGTCGCCCTATTCGTCGCCCTATACGCTGCCCTGTCACTGCTCGACTACATCGGCAACAGGTTCGGCGTCTTTTGGGGATGGGTCACCATCATCGGTGGACTCGCCGCATTCACCGCCTACGCCGAACACCACGAACGGAACCGCAAATGAGCAGCGCCGAATATCAACGCGCCTGGCGTGCACGTCACGGTGCCAACACAGGCAAACCAGGGCGACCCGCAACACGACCATGCGGCACCCTCGCCGCCTACGCCCGCCACCGACGACACCAGGAGGCACCCTGTAGCCCTTGCGCCGCAGCATGGGCGACCTACTGGCGTGAATACAGGCAACGGCGGGGTGGTTTGACATGAGCGCCGGCACATGGTCAGATGGACAGAACCCGAAAACGGGCAGACCATCCCCCGTGCGTTGCGTCGCCTGTGATCTCACATTCATCACCGTGCAGCACTACCTGCACCCGACGCACCGTTGCGTGCTCAACCGCCACCCATCTAGTCGAACAAAGGAAACCAATATGAACAACAACAACCACACCAACCACGACAAGGCAGGCGCGTGAGGATCGCAGCGGTACTGTGTGCCGCCGTACTCACCGCCTGCGCAACCGCAGCCAACGGTGCACCAGTTTCAGCACCAACCCAACCCAACCCGACCATTACCCTGAACCCTGTATCGACCACAATGCCGCCAACCACATTGCCGCCAACAACAACCACAACCACCACAACTCTCGCGCCTGTGGTCGTACCTTCTGACACGCCTTGTGTCGAATGGTTACCGCTGGCGGTGCAGGTCGGCTGGCCCAACGACACCGACATTTTGCAAACGCTCGGTCAAATCATGTGGCGTGAATCAAGATGCCAACCCGACGCCTGCTCAAACTCTGACAATGACCGACCATGCCGTGACTACGGTTTGACACAGGGCAACTGGAAAGCGCACCACGAATGGTGGGCAGACCTCGGCATCACACCTGACGAAATGTTTGACCCTGCGACCAACCTGCGGTGGGCATACCTGCTATATTCCGGCAGGGAAGCCAGAGGGCAGTGCGGTTGGCAGCCGTGGTCTAAGCCTTGCAACTAACTCTGACACACCCCCAAAACATACTTACCTAACCCAACCCAACAACAACAAAAGAGGGAACCCATGAAACAACCAGACTTCACACGCGACCGTTACGGTCGCCCAATGGTCACATCACCGACCGACAGCAAACCAATCCCATACACCAGGTTCAGCAGTCACGGCGCATGCCTTGAGGATCGTTTCGGACTAGAACGCTGGAAAATCCGCACCGCTGGCAAGGGCTTATCGTCACGCGCCGACCTGTTCGCACAAATGGCAGCAACACCAGCCGACGACACCAAAAGACTCGACGCCCTCATGGATCAAGCGTTAGAGGCTGGCGGTGGTGGTTATGGTGCAGGACTCGGCACCGCACTTCACGAATTCGCAGAGAACGTTGACAACGGTTTGATGACCGTCGCCGACATCCCTGCACCGTGGGATGCCGACATCGCCGCCTACCAACGAACACTCGCCGACGCAGGACTGACCATTGAACCTGGTCTCGTTGAGGTGACATTGGTGCATGACGGTTTGATGTTGGCAGGTACCGCTGACCGTTTCCTGCGTCGTGCCGACGGGCGACTGGTATGCGCCGACCTCAAAACAGGTAAGGCCATCGGTGCGAACCCGCTGGCGTATGCGGTGCAACTCGCCGCCTACGCAACGTCACAGGGATACGACATTGAGTCAGGCAAACGGTATGACATCGGTGATGTTGACCATGAGGTCGGTTTGTTGATTCATGTGCCGGCAGG